AGGTTTTTCTTTAAAACAGGTGTGAGAGTTTCTTGATTATAAACATCAATAGCCTCTGGTCGTATATTCATTATGAAGTCATCACCATAAAAAATAGACGAAGTATGCTCAAAAAACGAGTTCATTGTAGCATACGACGTACCATCCATTATGTCCAACCACGAATCAGCGAGACAACAATGATTGACGATACTGTTTAATATAGCAGTAGCAGGGCATCCAGAAGGGATTCCATTGCGAACATAATATATCAAAGCAGCACCGGTCAAGTCAGAGTGGTTCGCGATATGTAGATGGTTGATGCATTCAACACCTATTTTCATCAAAAATTGTTCAAATTCATCATAATCCAATTCGCGTCCATTAATAACGTGTCTATCAGCTGCTACAATTTGGTCCCAGTTTCTCATGAACCAGTCAACCATAATTTTAACAGCGACTTCTACGTATTGTACCGGTAATGTGCCGTCAAAGTTAGAGTAATCTCCAGCAATGACATGTTTTCCGTTCCGTTTTAGTCGTTTAGCTAATAGATCCCATTCAGGCGACATTGGATTGATTCCAACAGCGATAGAATTTTGAACTCTATTTCGCATAGCGTGAGCAATGAATGGTAAAAAGTATTGTCTGAACAAGATAGTGTAATGTAGTGGACAAGCGGTGAATAGTCGAGTTTTTCCTACGTTAGCCTTAGCAATCGGGATTTTAGCATCCTTCAATGTGTCAATCCAAATAATGCGGGGTCTAACGTTATCGAGCATACACTGGGCAAGTTCATCTACATCAGCCATAAGTTGTTTACATGCGTCATTAGTTAAATCATAATCCATTCCATCACCAAACCATTTAGTCTTACCGCTCTTTCCTTCCTTTTCATATGTATAAGGATATCCAGGAGCAGTTTGTCTATTAATGGCATTGATGAATGGGTCTCCGTTAATTCCGACAATAGTTTCTTCGCGTGTCAATGGTAGTTTATAGTGGGCAGGTGAGTTTATATATTCACGTTGATAAAATACACTCATCGCCTCATAAACAGCATCAACACGTTGTTGTGGGACATAAGGTCTCACAACGCCGTATTTGTTCCGTTGCAAGGTCATAGGGTCAATAGTCGTTCCATTTTCATCAGTAAATGGGCGCAAATATCCGGGTTTGTTAGGACTTTCAATCAATTTTCCATAAGCTGGTGATTTTTCGAGAGCAGTCTTAACACTTCCCATAATTCTACGTCCGGGTTCCGTTCCATAAATTAAGAAGGTTCCATTTTCCTTTAAAATATCGGGATTAACATCCAGGGGTACAATTTCGTGTCCGTATT